TAAATAGCCTCTGGCCTGTCAGAATATCTTACCGCCTCGTACTCGGATAAAATAATTCCTGCCATCTCCATAATGTCTTTGCCAGAATAAGTCTTAATCGGCTCTAATAACTCCTGACCCCTTCTTTTGGCCAAGGCTGACCTGTCAGATCCGTATCTGGCCACATCAACCCCCCAAACGACAGGTGTTGTCGGTGAAGGCTCTACATCCCTCGTTATAGCTGTCTCAAGTAAATGCATGGGCAATAACACATCGTCAGACTGATCAGGAAAATCACCTGCCACTCTGACCCTCCAAATATTACTTTCTTCAGAATATTTAGACTTCATGTCCTCTAAAAACTGCTCGGATACATATTCACTTTCCAAACAACTAACTTTCATCGTAAACCAACGATGTCTCATGCTGTGGAAGGCCTCATAAAAATATCCGTCAGACCTCGTAGGGTTACCACACATAACAACCTTTGCTCCCTCGGTAGATAAACTACCTTCCGCAACCTGAAATATAATATCAGGAATACCAGAGGCCTCTTCACAAATAAAAAGCATATTCTCAGAATGAAAACCCTGTAAACTCTCTGGACTTTCCCTTCTGGATACCCTGCATACCGCATAACTGTCTTTTGCACCATGTAAGGCAATCTTATCCGACTTAATATCCAACTGACTTTTAAAGCCATCAGGCAACTGCCTGTACCACTTATCCAATTCAGTCCACAAAACATCCTGTAACTGGTGCTGAGTATTTCCAGTAATTGCAATCTTGCAAGGATAATGAGTAAGCATCCACCATAAAATCAACCATGACTGGAAGGCTGTCTTGCCAACACCATGACCAGACCTGATCGCAACCTTATCATTTTTTTGTATGCCCCTTAATGCCTTCTTCTGCCACTTCTGGGGGGTAGCATTCAATACCTTCTCTACAAATAAAACTGGATCGTTTCGTAATTTCAATAATGTTTCAGTAGCTTTATCCAAAAGTCCGCCCCTATCCCTCCAACATGGCAAGGGGAGACCCCATGTAGATACCAATGTAATTATGAGGGGTATATATATTTTACACCTGCCCCTGCCTGTCTCGAAGGGGGGGGGTAAAACAGAAAATCCCTAAATAAAAACCTTCATGCTTACATTTATGCTTACATGAGTTTACGTTATCTAAGTAAATCAATCACTTAACTACAATAAACGTCAGGCTTAGTATGTAACGACCTTAATTTATTGTCTTTTTTTCTTCTTTTTCTGTGCCTTGCGTGCGTAATGCGTTACCAGTTGTAGTACTATCTACCATCTCCCCAACAGCTTTTAATGCATCCACATAGCTTGTTTCATGCTTAACTTCCATCCTATGAATGTCTCCATACTTCTTAGGTGCAAGCTTCATACTCATCCACTTTAATCCATCGATGGCCACTCTTCCTGCATTCGGATCTAAGTTTCCTTCAACTACCTGATTAATAATGTCACTAATCTTATCGGCATATATTTGCCCTCTATTCTCCATTGCAAGTGAATACTTCTGAGCAAACAAACTATCTTCATTTAATTTAATTGAAACTATTCTCCATGAAGGCATATCCTTATCATTACCGCATACATCTCTAGCTGATCTACCTTCACCAATTCTTTTAAGAAACTCATTCCATTTTTCTTCATTCATTCGTGGCATAATTCATCCCAATAAAAAAGGCCAGATATTATACTACCTGACCTTCTAACACTTTTTGGAGAAAGATATGTTCGATCACTTTCAATTAAGGCATCAGGAGTAATCGTCAATAATCCATCTTGTAAAAAACATTAAATTCAAAATCCCCCTATGTCAAATAAATATTGTATTATTATATAAAATATGCCTATTATATTCCTATAAAGAATAAATGAGGAGATTTTATGAAGCTTTATGAACTAATAATTGAAACTCTCGGTATAGGTATGCTGTTTGTTTTCTTTACATTTTTATGGGTGATAATATGAGTAAATTATTAAACTATGAAGACCTAATGATTGTTAGAAGATGGCACTTACTGAACTACGAGTGTGCTAAATCTCATGCTGATTTAGAAATTAAAAAAGAACATCCTGACATTCCCAAGTTAAATGTTTACAACAGGAAGATGAGAGAACATAAAAAACAGATGGCCGAAGTTGATATTCATATTCAAAAAAGACATTATCAAACTAAAGTTGGTGATGATGGATTTAGGATTGTAAACTCTTAAAGGCATCTGCCAGATCATCTAAACTTAATCTAAATATCTCAGCCGAGGCTTTTACGTTTCGGCTGTTTTTTATTGCCCACTCTTTAGCTGATAAATTAAAACAAATAACATCCTGCACACAGTCAAAACTTCTACTTCCCATTAATCTTTTCAGTTTATTATAATCTGAAAAGGCCCCAGAACTAAAATTAAAAGTCTCTGAGTATCCTGTTTCTATTCTTTCCTTATCAAACGACATGGTAACCTTTTGCACCCTTCCTGCCTTCTTAAAAAGGGCAAGCAATCTTTGTCCTGTCATGTATTGATCATAACTAATTACATCTTTCTTGTAATAGGTATCAATCCACAATTGATCTGTAACGTATAATCTTTTTTCGCCTGCTCTATTTGTCGGCTTTTCAATGACTTCATGTTTCTTGAGAAACTCAGGAGTAGGCAAAACTCTTTCAGTTTTAATATTATATTTCTGTTTCTTTTTCTTTTTCATAAAATCAAGAAATATTCTCTCAGGCCTCGAACTGAGAAAGGTTTATTGTTTTTATCTTTATAAATTTCTGTTGTTCCATGAACCCAAGCATCTTCAAAGGCCTTCCTAATTTTATCGTAATCTTCACCAACGAGCCTGTCATCGGTCTTACTCTTTTTGTAAATACGATCAATCCAGTCTTCAATCATATCCTTGGCTTGTCTGTTTAATTCTTTTTTTGTTTGCCCTGACGCTTGTGCTATGCCCTTTGCACTAGCCATCAAATACTCAGATAAGTTATATTTTAAATTATCCTTACAATGCTCAAATACCCTGCACAATTCCACACAGGCCTTTTCGTGATTAGCCTTCTTATCACCACTAGCATCATTAATCAGTCTGGCTAAAAAAGAACGATGATTTTTAATTGATGATTTTTGTTTTTGAAACCAAGGCAAATAAATATTCCATAACTTTTCTCTTGGAGAAACAGAGGCGGTATCGCCATTATCTACTTTATAGTTATTAGATTTCTTAGTAGATAATGTAATATCATCAATTATATTATCTGATATATTATATATTATATCTTCGTGTGACGTTTTCGTCACATCCAAATCTGGTTGTGACAGTTTCGTCACATCCATTTCTAGCAAAGGTAATCGATATTTATTAACCTTATTCGGTGTTTTTTCAATCTCAATATACCCCATATCAACCAGTCTTTGAATATGTCTATTTACTGTTTCTCTGCACTTCTTGGTCTGACCTGCAAGCCTATCCTGTGATGGGTAAGCACACTTTGTTAAATCATTATAATGGTCACAAATTCTCATCAAAATTGCCCAGTCCGTCTGGTTGTCCAAATACTGCCTCATGCACCAAGCTATGGCATTACTACTCATAAACTACGACCTGCAATTAATTCTAAGGCATCATCATAATCCATAACCATTAAAGCCTTGTTGTTGTCAGACTTAATAACTAAGGCATCATGACCATCAATCCACTTGTATATTTCTTTAAAGCCACTTGCCCTGCATTTGACTTCAATGTGCCACTTCTCACCGCCAAATCTGTTAAGAATCAAATCACCCTTCATAGCATCCGTAGCACCACTTAATGGAACTCTAAAACATTCAATGTCATCATGAAGCAAGGCCTGCTTTCTGAGATTGTTCTCAGTCCTGTAACCCTTATCCCTAGAAGCCTTACCCATGTATCCAATCCTCAAGTCCGACTTTTTTCCCTGACCACTTATAAATTTCTATCATGTGCTTGCCACTTGGGAGTGATTTTTTGTACAACCATTTGTTAACAGATGACTGGTTTATGCCTAATAGCCTTGCCAAGTCTACCTGCCTTATGCCTTTTTCTACCATATATGTACTTAATTTCATGTTTTATATACTAAATGTTGTAACATACTAAAAACCATTATCATATTACTTTTAGGCATATTCTAAGCATATAATGTCTAATTATGTCAACTACAATGTAAAAATATTTTTTTTAATTTAAAGTTTGCTATTTCCTTGAAGGCATATATTGTTATATAATTAACAGCATATATTGTTATATAATCAACAGGCAAATAACAAGCCATCAGGATTTAAATGAAATACCCAAATAACCTCCTAGCCTTGAGAAATTTAAAAGGTATGCAACAAGGTGAAGTAGCTTTAGCAATTGAAATGAAACAACCTGAGTATTCCAAAATGGAGAGAGGAGAACGCAGAATAGGTGATCACATCAGTAAAATTTGTAATTTTTTCCAAGTTGATATTGATGCTATTCATGGAAACCAATCTAATTCGGTAGGTGTTAGAGCCAAACAAACTGAAGACCTGCCACTTTTTGGAATGCCTGTTATGAATGGAGAAGGTGTTCAACTTCATAAACAATTTATAAGTTATACAATGAGGCCAGACTATTTAGTCAAAAATATTGATGCTTATGCCTGTTTTATATCAGGAAGTATGTTGTCTCCAAGATATGAACATGGCGATTTAATTTATGTTGATCCCTCAATAAAACCACAGGAAGGGCATTTTGTAGTTGTACAACTTAATCCAAATGGAAAAATGATTGGCCTGTTTAGAAAATTAATTGAAATTTCAGACAGACAAATGAAATTTGAAACAATTAATCCTAAAAGAGAGCATATATTAAAAAATTCTGAAATTTTATACATACACTCAATTGCAGGAACTCGAACAAACTTTTATTAGGCATATTTAAGAAAATATTTGCCTATTTATGCCTACTAGTATATTCTCAATATTATTTGAGGAGATGCTATGGGAATTGATTTTTTTAAATCGATGCAGATGGATGAAAAAGATCTGTCTAAAAGAAAACTCTTCATTGGTGGCTCAGACATTAATAAATTAGCTTCTGGCAAGCCTGATGAAGTTTATAAAATATATAATGAAAAAACTGGTAAAATAAAGCCAGATGACCTGACAATGGTATGGCCTGTTATTATGGGTCACATTACTGAAAATGCAAATATTGAATGGCAGGAAAATGCTCTTGATAAAATGATACGTTACCGCCAGATGGTCATAGAGGGCAAAAAACATCCCTTTATGCGGTGTACTCTTGATGGAGCAATTGATTACTACAAGGGCGAAGAAACTGCTGTCATTGATGCTAAATTTACTTTTGGAAGACCTAAAAAAGATGAAGAGTATAAAGATGTTATTCCAAGGTTAACCAAATATTACTCACCGCAATTACATTGGAATGCTTACCTATTAGAAGAATATTTGAAAAGACCTGTTAAGTATGGACTTTTATCTTTTATTAAAGCAGGTGAGCCACCTCGATTGGAAGAAGTAAAGATAAGTAAAAGCTATCAGGAAGAACTTATTGAACTTGGTAATTACTTTTATAATTGCATAACACTAGGCTTTGAGCCAATTGATTTGCCAACACTTCAAGAGTTTATTCCAGAGGCTGATTTAATACCCATAAGTATGGAAACAGACCTTAAATGGAAGGCATTTGCAGATCAAATTATCCAGACAAATGGTGCTACTAAAATTTTTAAGGATGCCTGTGATGGTATTAAGAAGCTAGTACCACCCAATGCCAAAGAATGTTTTGGGCATGGAGTAAAAGTTAAAGTTCAAAAAAATAAATCAAAGAGAGTTGAGTTATGGAAAGAATAGGAAATATTACAACAAAAATGGTTGGTGGTTTAGAAAACGATCCATCACCTCAAATTGGCTTTTACGAAGCTAAAAAAAGATGGATTAAAGAAGCTAAAAGATATCTTTTAAAGACTGAAAAAAATTCTTTTTTGAAGGGTGCAACATATGCAAAACTTCCTCATGTCCAAAGGTGTATTGATAATACAACTAAATTTGATTTAGTTTTACAAAGCAATATTGATTTTATTGAAATTGGTGGTGAACTTAGATCAATTTTTATTGCCAAACTAGTTCACATTCCGACAGGTCAGACTGAAATATCAAGAGTTCCAATCCTACTGGCAAAAAATGATCCACAGGCTTTTTCTTCAGCTATGACTTATTATCGCAGGATAGTTGGTGCAACCATGCTTGATGTGGTTACAGTCGATATGGAAATGGAAAAAGATTTTGCTGAATACCTATTCGATGATGATGATGATGGTAATGAGGCATCTAATAATGAAGACACTAGTAAAAAAACTAAGTCTTCTAAGTCTGGGTCTTCCAATCTCCTCAATAAAGATGGAGACCCAGATCCTTTATCTTTTGATGAACTTAAAGAGAAAATTGCAAATGCTGATGAGGATGAACTACAGAAACTCTGGATACTTCATAAACCCAAGAGTGAAAAGGTCATTCAATTATTTAGTGACAGAAAAAAATCATTAACTGAAAGGAAATAAAATGGAAGAAAAAAAATTAATCAAATATGGAACTGACGATTTTACTGTTTCAATTAACAAAAATAAAGAGCAGACCGAAGATTGGCATTGCGATTGGAACTGCAAAATAGTTTTGAATGATGGCAAAATTCTTTGGGCAAATCTTTATAATAAAAATGATAATTGGATTGCAGGAAAAATTAAAGTTGATGAAGTAAAGCCAGTTGAAAAAAAAGAAGAAGTAAAAGAAGACGATGGCGATGAAATCCCATTCTAGATCAAACTTTCTTAAAGATGCAGGCAATTTAATTACAGGTGACCGCCAACAGGCTTATGGTGAGGCTAGAGTAAATTTTGGCAGGACTGCTAAGTTATGGCAGGCCTATTTATGGGGCAGAGACCTCGAAAAAGAGCCTTTAAAGCCTCATGATGTAGCTGTTTTAAACCAGTTGCAAAAAATATCAAGAACCGCACATGATTCAACAATAATTGATAATTGGGTTGATAATCTTGGCTTTGGTGCAATTGGCGGTGAACTGGCTGTTAAAAAAGATAATGAATAATATTCCAGATCAAATTTGTTTTCGTTGCAAGGTGAAGCTAAATCCTATGGCTGAACAATATCAATATCGGTGTCCAGTTTGTTATTCTGTGACAAAAGTAGATCCTGATGAATATAAGTTTGAAGACGATCCCAGAGCATTGAAAGAAAAAGATTATGGAAGGTATACCAGAAAAGTCACTCATGTAAGCAAAAAAACGGAGATCGATTAATTATGTCACACTTAAAATTATCCCAACAGGAAATAGAATTATTTATTAGAAGTATGAAATCATACAAAGATAAATTATGGGAAGATCATCCCTATGATTATTCATACAGCCATAAGATATCAAAAGAAAAAAGATATGTCGATCAGACTATTGGTAAGATGGAAAATGAATTGAAGGTAAGGGCAATGAGGCCTCATAGGGTGACCGCCTGATGTTTAAAGCGATAGGTTTAATTTGTTCTGCTTGGATAGTAAATGGTGAGCCTAAACAGGCTTGTTATACTCATAAATTTAGGTGGGAATTTGAGACCAAAAAAGAATGCCAGATCAGATTTTTACACTATAGAACTAGAGAAAAACCAGTCTGGCAAAATATTGTTTTAGGCGAATGTTTTAAGGTTGAGAAAAAATCAAAATGAAAAAAAACAATGAAGTTAAAAAATGGGAAGATTTTATTAAATCTTATGCTAAAAAATCTCATGAAGAAAGATTTGAGTTCCTAAAAACTATTCATAAAAAAGCAAAAAAAAATGCAATTGCTTTTAACTTTCTTAATGAAAAAAAATAAATTACTCATTCCGCATAACTTTATTATAAATTTTTTCTACCTGCTTCGGACTTCTAGCCATCTCTAAATCAACAATTGTATAATTAATCTCAGCGGTCTTAGAATGCTTGCTATGCCCCATTCTTGCCTTTCTAATATGATCAGGCACTTCACCAATCATAGATGTATTAAAATACTTTCTAAACCCACCTATGCCATAATCTGGAACACCTGCAAGGACACAAATCTTCTTTAAATTTTTCCTCATTGCATTTTGCTCAAATGGCTTCTCACCATTAAAGTTTGGAAATACCCAGACAGATGATTTACATTGTAGTTTCCATTGCCTTAAGTTGTTAATAATGCCCTCTGGTATACCAAGTGATCTTTTTCTAAAGTAACTTTTAGTGTCTTGCATACCGCCCTTATTGTCGATTGTTCTTTGAACTCTTATTTCCCTGCTTTCAATATTTATATCTGACCATTGCAACCCCTGTAATTCATTTGCAGACAGGCCAGTAAAAGCTGAAATTTTAATGAAGCAATCCATATAAACATTTTTATCTACAGAAATAAGCAATGATATATGCTCATGAGAATAACCGCCTCTTTCATTATCCTTACCCCTAACTTCAATTCTTTTGTCAGGATCATTTGGATTAATTGCAATGTAACCATGATTGATTGAAAATTTTAAAACCATATTTAATGTGTTGATGCAATGTCTGATCAATTTGGCTGACTTACCTTTGTTGGCCATTTCTTCAATAAAATTATTAATATGACCAGTTGTAATGTCCTTGATTGATCTATGTCCAAAATAAGGATCTAAATGTAATTTTATGTGCCTTACATCATTCTGGTGAGTTCTGTGACGTATGCCCAATACTTCCCTGTTAACTGACTTTTCTCTGTTTTTTAAAGCAAGTAAGGCAATGTCAGAAAAGAAAGCATCCTGTACAACTTTGACTTGTGATTTTAACATAGCCTCAATCTGATTTCTTTCCTGCATCAAATCTTTTTTACTAGTACTTGATTTCCTTGTGTATCTTTTAGGCCATATACCTGTAACTGGATCTTTTACTTTGTACTCAAAAGCAAATCTTTTACCTGATTTACTATCTTTATAAGAAAAAATATTTTTAATAAAATAATTAGACATAATTTACCCCACTAATTTATTTTTCATTTTGAAAGATTTGAATTGATGTTTTTCTGCCCATTCTTGTATTTGATGTTGTGCAATCATGGTCATGTCATTTTTCATTAATTGATGATAATCTTTAATTTTTTTATTCTCATCTGGATCATAATAATCCCTGTAATGTTCATAATATTCTTTGGCATCAATATCCACATCTATAACAATTTTAATTTTCATTACTCAACCCATCCTCTCATATCTAAGAATTGAATTTCACCGCTAGGTAGTTGAACCATTAGTTGCTTACAACCAATGGCCTTTTGTGCAAACTCACAGACAGAGAGAAATTTTTTTGTATCTTTCTCTGCAACTGCAACTTCAATTTTGACACAAGATAAAGTCTTGTGCAGATCTGATACAGACCTGCCCTTGACTTCGTAATAAGTGCAACCATCAAAATGTAACAAAAGTTGATCACACACAATGTTTACTGACTGCATAAATAAATCCTCAAATTTATCCTGTCTTGGTAAAATCATGAAAGCTATTTTTTTCATTACTTATCCCCCTTTATTTCATGAATATGTCTAGTGATATAACTATCCAAATTTTTTAGATTTGGTGACCAATGTTTAACAAAAGAAATATTTCTTTTTCTAGCCAATGACCACCCTCTAGGGTGTGAGTTTTCTTTAACTAACACCCAACCTAAATTGTCTAACTCGTCACATAAATAATGACCATTACGATACTTACTAATCTGACCTTTAATTATGTAATTCATTATTTTGCATCCCTTTTTACCATTCTCATGATAAAATCTTCTGCATCTTGTGTTTTTAACCAATCTTTTAATGGCAAACATTTAATCTCATTTGTCTGCCAATCAGCATCACATTCCTCTAAATAATCTGAGTAACAATCATTAATTAAATCTTTCCATTTCCATGAATGAAATTTACAAGATAATTCTTCAAGTATTTTTTTGTAAGTTAACTTTTCCATCATTACACCTCCAAACTATTAACAAAAACTTTTGCTTCTTTTTTAGTTCTGAATATATCCAAAACTTTACCATTTAAAGATACTGCCCATTTACAAGCAGAACCCCAATTTTCTGTTTTGTATATTTGATAAGTCATTAATTTTTCTCCTCAATAAATCTATGTTACATATATTATATAAGTATATATGCCTATAATGCAAGAATATAAACGAAAAAAAATGGAATAAACCTGACGGCAATGTAAGCACTCATGTAAGCACCGCTATTTGTTATCAGGCTTAAAAACAAAAAAAAACCCACTATCCGAAGATAATGGGTTTAATGTTAAGTAATTGATTTTATGAAACTTTTTGGTTGCGGGGGTAGGATTTGAACCTACGACCTTCAGGTTATGAGCCTGACGTTTTTTCCAAAAAAGTGAAGGTGACGTTACTTGTTTTTTCTCAATGTAAGCACCAATGTAAGCACCAATTTCGTTTGTTCCTAAATGTAAGCACATTCACTCACTTTATGGTTTTTTAATGTGTTGTGCAACCTTTTCTCCAGATCGGCCTAGTACATATCCACCAACTCCGACAGTCAGTAGTGTCCATAATTCGTCTGGTAGAGGTATCATCATTTTGTTTCCTGTGGTTACCTCTATTAATGGAAAGATTAAGTAATTTACACTTACTATGGCGGTAATATTCATCATCAAAATCGGCCTCCAAGATCTGGCAATCCAACTCTCACTTTTCGCTTCGGCTAGTACAATTTGACTAGCTGATGCCTCAAGTTGTTTTGAATTTTCTAGTAAAGCTAACCTAACTTTGTTTTCCGCATCCCTTTTTTTATCTGGATCTGGTATTGCTTCTTTTACAATGTCACCAACAATTGGTGCTAATGCTGAAATTAAAGATATCATAAAAGTCTCCCTTCTTTTACTTCTTGGCATCTCCATCTGGTAGGCTTAAATGACTTCATGTATTTACCAACATCACTAGCCATTTCCAATGCCCTTACTTTGCATTCGTCATATGAATTAAAAATTACAGGATACTGAACATTTTCTAATGTAATGCAATAATTTGGAATAATCATACTACAGGCTACAACGACAGCCTTAAACATCCTGCCATTGACCAGTTCGCATTTGTTCAGCTAATTCAATGCTACGTTGCCCTACCTGTTTACTCCAACGACTATTTAACATCTCTTTTGAGGCTGTTTCAAAGTCACCCTCAGATATACTAGCAATCATGTTTTGAAACTTTTTTAAGGTTGGATATCCCAGATTAAATGACATATTTTCGATTACAGCCTTCCTGACAGGATCTAAGTTCATGTACCATTGATCATTCTCAAGTTCTTGTTTAACCCTGCCAATGTCGTTTAAAAGCAGTAATTCGGCCTCTTGTTCTGTAATTCCTATGTCTTCTAAGTTCCTACCTACTCCAATAGTAAGTTTACCAGAAGTACATTTATAAGGCTTCAGTTCTACAGCTTCGTGTCTCTTCAGTTGTGCAATTAAATTACTCATAAACTACCTTTCAAATATAATGCCCAGTAATAAATACCTACACCGCCTATGACAGCTAGGCCTACACCTACTGACACTTTCATTACCAAATCTTTCTGTCTAGCTATCTCTTCTAACTCTTTTTTACGTTCTGCCCTGACCTGTGCAATGGTGGCCTGTAGCCTCTCCCATTCGCCTCTAGAGCCATAAAGCATGAACATTGACCTTAATTCTTCATGCATTTTTCTTTGCTCTTCTTTTTTAAAATGAATGTCTAATGCATCAGAAGTAGCTGAACCAAGGCCAAACCATTTCTTTTTTTTTCTTTCTTTTCCAAAAGATAATTCTGCCTCGGCTGTGGCATATTTTTTTATATAGTTGGATGCACTATTCAAATCTTTGCCCATTGAAATAATTTTTTTTATTCCTGCATGAGCAGATGTAAGCATTCCAAATGCACTAATGGGGTCTATCATTTATGTATCCTTATTTAGAAAGAACTTTATCTAACTTATCTTCGAGGCGGTGAAGGGCATCCATTACAGTTGCTATGTCTGACTTAACTTCACTCTTTTTTGCATAATCTTCACGTGTGCGGTTCAACAAAATTTGCTGACGCTTAACCTCCCTGACCAAATATGTAAAAACCCAAGCCATAGGGCAAATAATTAGTGTTATAATTGCCGACCACAGCAATTCTACCGAGATCTCCAATTTTTACTCTGTAGGCCAGTCATACATGGGAGCATTCCCAGTTGGCATTCCATCTTTATCTACTGGTGCATCAAACAAAGCCTGAAATTCAGTCATATTTGAAGCATTATTAATTGCAGTTTCAATAGTAGCACAAGCAGTTCTAACACTATCTCTAAATTTGGTTGTGGCTTCAGGTATTGCTGTAGACTTTTCAGCATTCCTGACAATCATCCAATCTGTTTTTGCTAACATATCATTTGCTGTTTGCTTTGTCTGAGCAATGTACTGAGTTTTTAAACCAGTCTGAACCATTTGCTCACCAGTCATAGGATCTATAACTTTTTCACCTTTTTCATCTGTTACAAGAATGTCAGTCAAACTTCTTTCAACACCTTTTGAATAATAAAAACGATTGTCAAAACTTGTGTCAGGTTCATCTTCCCAAGTTAGACCTTTGTCTTTTTTTTCAGGATCAGTCCAAATCATCCAGTTTGCAGGGTGCTGAACACCATCTTTATCAGACCATGCTTTTCCTGCTTTTATTGCTATATTATTATGTTTCCAAGGCATTTTTTTCTCCTATCTTGCATTACTAAATTTTGCTGTTTGTCCATCTGAAAAAGCGACATACAGATATGTTCCACCTGACGCATTCCAATACCCATAATTCATATCATGTCTTAACTTGAAACCTTGGGATGTAAAGTCTACGATTGCATACGTTGATAAAGAGCTTTCTGCATAAGCTTGATTAGAAGCCAACTGTCCTATTCCACCACCACCAACTACATTATGTGGAGACCTTTTGTTATCTAACATAAACCAATCACTAGCAACGTCTGTTCTTTTTACCAAAAGAAAAGCGACACGAAAACCAGTCGTGATATACGTACCATTTAATAAATTATTACCTACAAATGTTCCCATATGGCTGAATCCAGAAACCTCTGCAAAAACATATGCTACATAGGTTGCTCCATTAGGATTATTAGTATCATCGTGACTACCTAATGTTATTACTGAACTCGTAGGTAGCACAACCGAACTATCATCTCCTAATCTTAAATCAAGATTTGCTTGACCTACCACATTACTATTTAAATACATATACTCAGATGCGTCACCAGTATGCCAATTAAACCAAGGTTGTGTTCCAGACCTTTTTTTAATTATGACCCATTTTGGTACTTTACCTAATTCATGACCAATTGTAGAATTAGCAGTATCATTTGCTGTATAAGTCACAATACTAAAGCCAGATGTTTCGTTTGTTTGAACAACTGATAGTATACTTCCATCAAAGTTAGTAGAGCCATGTGTACTATTCGTATTTACTTGACCACCCATGCCAGAATGTCCAGAAATTCCACAATAATAATATAAAGTTGGTGCTGAACTTGCGACAGTAATTTGAACATATGCACCAGTTTGACCAGATGTGCCAGAAGAAGTTACACCAGTTGTATATTCTGAACCTCCACCATGTATTCCATCTGATGTTGTACTAAATTTTAAAGCATGACCAGACATACTGCTGTCGCTTACATCAAACGTGTAAGTTCCTAATTCTTGTAAATTTAAAGTTACTGCACTTTGAGCAAAAGTGGCAGAGTCTGTGGAATTTCGAAATCTAAATTTATTTCCGCTATCTGATACAACTACAACTTTATAAGTCTTTGTAGGTGTTGAACCCCCTGCTTTCCAGAGCCATGAAACCATGCTATCTGATTGATAATTTACCCATGCTTGAGCATCTGTGCCTAAAGTAAAGCCATCTGCACCAACAGCAGTTACTGCAGTTTCTGAATTGGAATCATCAAATTCAGCATCAGTAGTAATTCTAAAATCTTTATCAATACCTCTTGAAGTATCAAATAGTGCATGAGCATCTGCTCTGCTTCTTTGTTTAAACCACAACCAATCTGGTTGAAAACCAACACCAGTAATACTTTGTGCAGTTTGATTATTGGCTGTATAAAGAACTGTATTAAAATGGTCATCTGCTTGTGTATCTTGATTTGGACTTATTGTAGTGTCTGGTAGATTAGCTGAGCATAGTGCTAGATAGCCACTTGGTGGAGAATAATAAAAATCGCCTTGGTTGTTTGCATCTTGGTTGCCTTGTGCAGTTTTGTTTCCTGCAAAACTACTGTCTTGTCCAAAATTAGAAATACTTACATAAGCATTTGAATATTGTTGCAATGTAAAGAAGTATTCTACTCCAGTTGTTAATGATAATGTTTCATTAGTTCCACTAGAAGGATTGCCATCTGTGGTTACATCATCGTCCCAAAATACATTATTTTTACCCCAAAAAACTTTGCCAGTATCTGCATCAAACGCAACACTAATAATATCTCCTGCAACATAATTGACTGTACTTGCACTTCCAGAAGTTCCCATATAAACATTACTTAAATTCTTTACTATTCGTGAGCCAAAATCATTTCTTGTAATATAGACTGTGCTATCACCATAAGTTGCAGTAGCAGGATTTGATTTAGACATACTATCACCAGAAACACCTTGAATACCTAAACCAAAATCATGTGATGAAGCTGAACCTGCAGTTTTAACATAAACTTCCCAATACCATTTACCACTCGTAGGAATATTTATTGATGATCCAGTTGAATTATAAGCATAAGAAGAAGATGTCCATTGCAAACTACCTTCTGAAAATGTTTGACTAGAAGCACTTTCTCCAGACCTTAAATGTAATAATGTTGCAAAATTATTCTCTGGACTATCTGGCATATTACTGTCATGTGCAGAAACATTATTTGCATCAAAATGATTATTGTTACCACTTGAATCATCACCAATATTAGTAGGTGTAGAAACAGTTCCAGTTGATGTTGATGTTCCAGTTCCTTTGAACTCAAGCCTTGCACCATTATTACCATATGTTCCAGTATATTCTTTAGCTATCCACACTCCATTTTTTGTTTCTGCAAAACTTGATGGTGTTAATTGTTGTCCATCAATTATATGTACATCAGACATATAACCACCATAGTAATTTGAGTATCTTCCTAAATTCCAATAAGCACTATTGGCATTCATAAGAGAATCATAAGTATCAGTAGAAGTTGTTGTATTTGTGCCAAGTGAAAGCCTTGTGCCATTTGCATACATAATAACTTTGTCGTTATCTGTTGTATTACTTAAATCTACTGCACAAACGAAATGGAAAAAATTTGTAGTATCTCTAAAAACAGCATTTGTAATCATGCTTATTCTTTGCGCAGCACTTGTATATAATCTATATCTAATTGTATCATTTGATTCAAATCTTACATACTCTGCTGTTGTACTAGCTCCTAATATTCCTGCTTCAGCACCAAGTGTTGATCTTTTAAGCCAAACTGACAAAGTCCATTTTTGTGAATCTGTTGCTGTACTATTTTGTTGAATTAGATAACTACTACTTGCCCTATCAAATCTTAATGAGGAAGCTATAACACCATTATAAAATCCAGTAGATGCTGAACCTGCACCTATTCCAAATAAACTGCTCATGATACGTTTTGACTCCTACCTATTTCAAACATATTTGTGCCATTACTCATGAATACAAATACATCTCTTGCTGAAGCTGTTGACGTTACTGTTGGAGCAGTACCACCTGCAAATTTATAGTTACTGTCAAAACTTAATGTTCTTGATCCAGTTCCATCTTGAATAACAGATATGACATAAACACCACCATCAACCTGATTTGTTGATGCACCAAGAGTTCTATTGCCACCTAATGTGACCGATGTAACCTGATTTGCTGAAGCATCCCAAGCTATTGTTGAAGCATCTGTTAAGGTTGTTGCATTAAAGTTTTGTGTTGCTGTAAACTCTTGAGCAACATTTATACCTGCAACTGTAAGGTCGCTGTCTTGTATTGTTAACACTCTTGTATTACTGGCACTTATTCCCACTCCGTCAAATCTAAACTTTTTGGTCAAATCATCAGGATCAGCAAGTGTTATTGTGTCTGCTAAAGGATGAGTTCCTGCATTCATTTCTGCAAGATGGCTCATTTGTTCCCTCAAGGCATTATTTACGTCTGATGGTAACATTGAGTTTTCTGCGAGATTTACAGATCCAATATCTGTATTACTCGAAGCAGTAGCCGAATAATCGGTAATTTTGTCTTTTGCCATGTTATCTCCTATTTAATATCTTTGGACTACTCTGCCATCTGGCATTGTTACAAACTTGGGATTATCAACCCCAATGCTTAACATATTGTTATCTGAGGCCTCTGCATTGCCAATCAAGTCTGTGTTTGCGGTTGCACCTGAAAGAACATTTCTAATTGCAGGCACCCCCAATTCATATGCACCTCTTACAGCAGGAACACCTAATTTTGAATAACCAGACAATAATCCACCTGTTAATACCCCAGTTACTAATGGATCTGCTCCAACTCCTGCACCTGCTGTGTTTAATCCAACACCAGTAGTAAGTAATGATCTTGTTGCTGTACCACTATCTGGTAATGTCATGTTTAAGGCTTGACCTTCATTAGCTAAATCTTGCAGTACAGCATCGCCTTTTCTAAAGTCTGACTTTCTAAGACTGTCATCCGCAGATCTAATAGCACTCATCAAATTAGAAGGTGTAAATGTACCCTCTTTATTTGCACCTTTTTCAACAGCCTTACCTAAAGTAAAATTTAAGGTCTTAAATGAAAAATCTAAATCTTGTAATTCTTTTGCATATTTAGGATTATTTTTTATTAATGTTTTATTTAAAGCATCTAAAACTAATGAATAAGATTTACCATAGTCTCTGGTAATTTTATTTGGGTCTTTAGAATAATCTCTTATAATACTTCTTAATCCAGATTGTATGTTTTTAAACCCCTGACCAGATAAAACACCATCAGCATTAAAGTTTGCATAAACAATATCATCCATATCCTTTAAAAAAGTTTTACTGATCTGTTTTGGCAAAAATTCAGATTGTTGTAATATGATGTCATCATATATTGGCTGTAAATCAGATTGATTTGGAAACTTTAATTTAGGTACTAATTTTTGATAACTTTTATTTATTAAGTTTTCAGCTTTAGTGTATAGTTGATTTCCAGTTTCTAAGCCTTTAAATTCTTTATTTAAGTTAATCCCATATTTCTCTAATGGCTGTAAAACCTTTTTAAAAGCGGTCTTGTTAAATCCTTGTGTTGCTCTTATTTCTGCTTCTACAATTGGATCTCCAAGAAAAGGTACAGATTTAAAGGCTTGTTCGATTTTTCTTAACCCACCACCGACTGATTGACCAACTGTCAAAGGTGTACCTGCTTTAATAAGTTTTTTTGCACCCTCAGTAATAGGCGGTAATGCTTTTGATACAACACCAGACACAGCACCACCTAATAAGGCATCAGGCACTCTTTCTACTGGATTGCCTTCACCTGCCCCTGCTCCATAAACAGCACCTTGTGTAATTGCATTTTTTAAACCTGTTACTCCTACCTGTGCTAATTTAGCACCTGCTCCAATTGATGATGGTATTGCACCTGCTATTTCAGATCCATAGGCTAAGACTGGCTCATCTTCTCTAAATTTCTTTATGTCATCTCTTATTTCTTTTACTGTTTCGTTGTATGCTGTATTAAAGTCATCACCATCTATAAATTTTGCATACAATGCTCTGGCAAATGCCTCGGCCTCATCACCAAAACCAAAAGAAAATCCTTGCCCTACAGCCCTGCTAATGTCTTTTGCAAAATCGCCTGTAGTTCTACTTGTTGGCTTTTCTTTTTCTGTTTTGCCTGTAATAACAAAATTATCTAGATTTTTATACCATTCTTCAGACATTAATTCCTCTTTCTAATTTTTAAACCAATTGATCCATCTGGCATTTCGTAATACAAGCCAAACCGAGCCTCTTTATATTCATTTGCATTATTGATTTTTATTGGATCTGTTTCAGTTCCCAAGGCTTTTTTATATCCGCCAGATTTTAATTTATTAATTAATGTGTTTTCAAGTCTATAAATTTGTTGAAGTAGTCCGTCCTTACCCATTTTAAGGCCAGTAAATGAATTTGGACTGGTAAGTAAATTATCAAGTATTTGAAAATCACCACCAACTAATGCACCTAATTCATATAAATTTTTAATGTCTAATCTTAATGTTTCGGCTAAAGCACTAACACTTGTAGCTTGAGCATCTGGTATTGTCATAGCACCTTGAACCTGAGAACTTCTTGGTAATTTTTTAAGTTGCTGAATATATTCGTTTAGATTGCCTAACATTGAAATTAACTTAGGCTCATTTGCTTTAATTTTAAGTTCTGTTGCAGATGGTTTTTTACCTAACACATTTGAATCTGTGCCACCTTGATTTGGAAAGGGGTTAAAAAAACCTTCGGTATTTACTGGTGGTTTTTCTACAAATATTGTTCCACCTTCACCATCAGGTATCGGTATTCTTGTAGGCCTTGTAATATTACCATAAGCCAATTTATATTTATTTTGTAAACCCACAGGCAAATCTGAAAATTTCTTACCAGAAGCTAATTGGTTGTTTACATCAAGGACTGTATTGTATGAACTTACATTTAAACCAGTACCTGAAAAACCTCCAACATTTGTCCTTCCATCAAATAAAACCTCTTTGGTTTTTGGGTCTATTAGAGTACCACCTTTAGGTATAGCTATAGGCTGATTAGCTTTATTTTGTGCATTTTGTAATGCTGAATAATTCTGTAGACCTGTAATCATTGCTTTTCCAAGGCCTTCACCAAATGATCTTGGTGTAGTTGAGTATCCACCTTGTTTTAATAATTCGGCAGATGCACCTAACAATCCAAATGTTTTTGGATCAAATAATTGATTACTTAGCAAGCCTGAAGTCATTGACTGGTTCATCAATGCATTGTTTTGTAAGTTTTGATTTGAAGGCCTGCCTATTACATTGCCTTTATCAATCGTAATATTTATTGGCTTAGATCGTGTTAAAGGTTGTACTGATCCGTAAGTGGCTCTCGGAAACATACCACCTTCATTTGCTCTAGATCCAGATCTTCTAACTTCGTCTTGAAATAATAAATCAATTGGTCTCATCAAGAATACCCTAACAATCCACCAAGAATTGCTCCATATGCAGGATACCCTGCAAGTTGTCCAAGTTGTGCCCCACCCAATGCACCACCTAATGCAGATAATGCTTGGTTTCTAAATACAGGCTGTATTGTCTGTGACCCAACTGTACCGCCACCAACTAGTGATAAAAAGTTTGCCAGTCTTTGGTCATCTACATTTTGCTCAAAATTAAATCTGTCTATGTCTGACTGTAATTGTGCCTGTGCATCAGCCTCTCTTGCACCGCCAACTTGTGCTAATTGTTGTGCATCTAAGTTTTGTACATTTGGTGCTAATTTTAATGCATCCATCTGTGCCTTATATGCCATAGGTGCTAAACCAGAAGCTATAGCTGATTGATTTGCCCCTGAACCTAATCTTCCAGATCTTGCAAATTGTGAATTTACTTGATCAACAACAGGCTGAAAAGCCATGCTCATTAAAGGATTTGTACCTGCAAGATTTTGTCCAACTACATCCTGTACTTGTGAAGTTAAACTATTTGGATCTAGTGCTCTGTCTCTTACCATATTTAAAGCCATTTCACTTTCTGGTGCAAAACCAACAGTTGTTGGAAATGGATAAAAATTAGGTTCTCCAGTATCATACCTTTCTTTTGCTTCCGACAACCCAAATTCTAAAAATGGTTGTGCATAGCTTGGTGCTGAAACTTGAGTATTTACAGTTTGCTGACCGCTTCTTCCGCCTTTGCTCATACTATATTTCCTTTACTAAAGTTATTGCTGATGGTTGATAGTCTTTTAAAACTCTTTCCCATCCTCGTCTGCCATTGATTTCTACACCCTCACAGGAATAAAACTTTGACCAATGTATAATTTTTTTTTCTACTTCAAGCAGGGTTTTTAATTTGCCTCCTGCCAACCAAAACCTTAAAACTCTTCTTTTTGGGTAATCAATTATTTCTGTAATAATTGCACTATCTTTAAATGACCAAAACTGGGCATCACCCTTTTGACACATTATCAATACATCCTCTGGAGAATGACTGTCATGTGCAAACTTCAGGGCATTTTTAATCCATTCCCTGCACCTTTGAAACTCAGCCAAAAATGACGTAGTCAAAGGATCTTGTGGTTGTAGCACTTGCATGATTTAAAGTTGCCTGTCCTTTTTGTCTTCCTGTAACATGAATGTTTACCGATGATGCATCTGCTGTTGTTGGCATAAATAATATCACACTATCTTCACCAATCCTGTCATCTGACAATGTTGTCGTTGTTGCACTATTTGCCAATGTTACTGATCCTGTAGAATTTATTTTTCCATCAAGAATATTATTTACTACATTTGCTACAACTAATGGATCTTCTTCATAAATAGATAATCTTGGATAATTTGTTGCTCTGGTCATCTTCTACCTAATGCCTGACCTTCAATATCAAATCCTTGAGCAATATTCCAATTACCTGAAATATTCAT